GGCGCCTCCCAAAGGCGCCTCCTGACTCTAGGCCATCCTAACCAGGTGGTATCCTAGCGGCTCATCATAGTAACCCTACGGGTACTGCGATACGACGGTGCTCTAAGTCAAGGAGCATCAAAATGGTTCTACCCATTACTGGGCCATTTTCTGAGTCGTACGCTGTCGGCATCGGCGTTGGTTCGTATTATACGACTCGGCAGATCTACAGGCAAAGCAAGCCTTACAATCTGCCGTTACCGTATTCACGTGACCAGCGAGGTGTTGGCATTGATGTTGGATGGGGTACCTCGTCGGGTTCGACTAACACGTCGAACGCGGCGGTCTTTGGTACCCGCTCACCCATCCGGTACAGCGACCTCCCTTCTTGGTTCAAGACGTCCGTCCTGAACCAAGCTCGAGAGAGGTTGCAGGGGAAGATTAGGCCTGAGGCCCTTCTTCTTGCTACGCTGTACGAAGCCCGTCAAACCATTCACACAATGGCGGATCGGATTGATCAGGCTACTGCCCTCACCAAGGGCTTACCGCGTTTCATGCTCTCAGCCGCCCGTCGCGCGTCACTTGTGGCGCGTCTCGGGAAGGTTGGAGTTAAAGGCGTTGGGAAGTCCTTGGCCGATGGGGTACTCGAGGTTTACTTCGGGTACAAGCCGATTATGTCTGATATCGATGCGTGTGCTGAGACCCTTTCTAAAGAGTTTGACCCCGAAACTGTCGATGCTAGTGCGAAGCGTAGAGATACGCGTCAAACTAGCTTGGTATTTACGGGTTCCAAGTTCTGGAAGGACGAGGAATGGTGGTATAAAGTCAAATGTGGTTGCGAGGCTCAGATTACTAATCCAAACCTTGCTCTGGCCCAATCACTTGGGCTAGTTAACCCTTTTGCTACCGCGTGGGAACTCATGCCGTGGAGCTTTGTGGTCGATTACTTCATCAACGTCAATCAGTTTGTCAACTGCTTGACCGATGAGTATGGCGTGGCTTTATCCAAGCCCTTCACTCGCGAAACGATGTGGTCCTTCTCCCTATATCGCGATCAAACCATTAACGTGGTTACGAAAGCGATTACCGGGGGTTATGACACCGGTATCTGGTACCGTGCAGCACGGGCCAGTACAACACTCCCATCCGTGAGGCTCGGAGTGCGTCAGTTCAGTCTAGGCAAAGATCTATCTAGACTGGTCACGTCTTCAGCACTTCTGCTGCAGGCGCTTACCCGACGCTGATCTCGTCACCTACTTGAAGGAGCGGCCCTAATGCCCGCAATTGCTGACATCGTCGTCAAGAAGAACGACAACACGACCAACATCACCTACACCGGCGTTCAGCCGTCGTCGGGTGACGGAACCGCAGCGACCTGGAAATCGCAGTCTGTCGGCGCGTCTCTGGCTTTCCAGCCTGAGCTGCGCTTGTCGGCTCGATCTGCGCAAAATGGAACCGCACGTGAGTTCACGGCGACTTACATGTACCCGCAGATCAAGACCGACACGACGACTGGCGTGACCTCAATTCATCGCAAGGCGATGGGGAAGGTGACTTGGGTGTATTCGCAGGACATGTCGGCGACTGACGAGGCGGAAGCCTCGGCTCAGTTCGTCAACCTGTTGGCGAGCGCGCTGGTCCGGAACTGCTTCAACAGCGGTTATTCGGCCACTTAACCCTTTGCGCTCGGTCTGAGCGCAGTCACTGAGGTCAACCATGACAACAGAGTTGCTTGGTTTCGTCGTATCCACGATGGAACGACTGAACTGCCCACGTTCCCTAACCTTAGCCATCATGGCTAGGCATGGGATGTGGAGGGAAGCTCTTGAGCTCCCTTGTGAACCGGCGGTGTATGCTGATTCGGAAGCGTACTTTTTCTCCGCCCAAAGTCATGCCTTCATCAAGAAGTTGGATTGCATCCCCGGTTGGGGTGCAAGACAACGACGCGATGCGTGCGTGGCTAAGTGGTGGGAGAGCGAGCATGCTTGCGCAGCGTCTAACCTTCGACTTAAGCCCTTTCTGATGAATGAGTCTACGGGTTCATCTGACGAACGTATTTACGCTTTTATTGAGCGTGTGCGGAAAAATGTGCTTGATATCCTTGGTGAGTCCCTGCCCCTTACCTGGGAAGGTAAGTTCGGCCCCGGTGCTACGGTCAGTGATAATAAGGCGCATACAACTGTGCCTGACAAGACCTCTTCCATTCCAACCTTCACTCCAAATGCCCTTTACCATCTTGTTCCTTGGTCTGGAACTTTATGGGCCACTTCCGTGGCGGGACTTGGTAAAACCCCGAAGTCGGTCCGCGGGAACAGTTTCTTTACTGTTCCAAAAGATTCGACTATTGACCGTCCTTGCGCAAAAGAGCCATCTATAAATGGCTTCTTTCAGCTTGGACTCGGGGCTGTAATGAAGCGTCGGCTCGCGAGAGCCGGCTTGGATTTACAGTATGGCAAAGAGATCCACATGCAGGCCGCATGTCGCGGCAGCCTTGATGGGTTGTCGTCCACGATCGATTTGTCATCAGCCAGCGATACCGTTTGCAGAAACCTGGTGAAGCTTCTGCTACCCCCGCGATGGTTCCAGGCCTTAGACAGCCTTAGGAGCCCTACCACGCTAATCGACGGTAAGACCGTCGTACTCGAGAAGTTCTCGAGTATGGGGAACGGGTTCACGTTCGAACTTGAAACGACCCTGTTTGCCGCCATTGTCCAAGCGTGCGTCCCAGGAGGGATCCTGGGATACGATGTCTTGGTTTTTGGCGACGACATGATCGTCCCTACGAGTTCGTATGTGGATTGTGTTGCCGCTCTAAGATTCTTCGGCTTCAAACCGAACTTGAAGAAGTCCTTTGGTACAGGACCCTTCAGGGAGTCTTGCGGGGGTGATTACTATAACGGTGTGGCCGTGAGGCCTCACTTTCAAGAAATCATCCCCAATGAACCGCAACACTATATCTCCCTCGCAAATGGCCTCCGCCGATCATGTATGGGTGGATCTATCCCTTCATCCCGCTGGGCCGCCGGAAGGCGACTCTGGCACGATGCCGTGGATAAACTACCCTCCCATATCCGTTCGTGTAGAGGTCCATCTTCTTTGGGAGATATTGTCCTTCATTCTCCGGAATGGAGGACGCGCTGGCGTTCCAGTATCGGGTACGTTCGAGTGTACCGTCCGCTCCGGCCAAACCTGGCCAGAGTAAACGGTTTTTCGGACGGCGCGATACTGGCTGCTTGCACCTACGGGGCGGTTTCTGACCCCCCGTGGAGTAGCATCTCGGGGCGTTTTCCCTCTGACTCACGTCGGGGGTGGGCGCTCCGCGGTGCTACCGGGTACAAGCTAGGTTGGACGGCGTTTTCGTAACCGAAGCGTCGTGCAGGGAATCAGCTGTGAAGCTCCTTTCTCTGTGTGGTTTACCCTAGGTAACTAGGGTGGAGGGCCCGGATGGGCCATAATTG